AAGAAGTTTGGACAAGATGTTGCAAAGAAAACAGAAAAAGCACTAAAAGAAGAAATAGTGATTGATGAAGCAGTTGCAGACTTATTTGTAAAAAAAGGTGATGTAAATAAAATTGCAATAAAAATTGCAAAAAGTGCTAAAGGATTAGGACTAAAATCTGGTGTTATGGGTAATCAAGTTAGAGTTAAAGGTTCACAAAAAAATGTGAATGATTTTATGAGAACTGTTATTGGAAAGTCATCTTTGGGTGGCCCATCAGAAGTAGGTGCATCTAATCCACAAATTGATAAAATGTTAAATAAACAACTAAAAAAAGAAACAATCAAAGAAGACGGACATACTGATGTCGCATCAGCAGTTAGAAGTTGTAAAACAATTACAGAAGATGCTAATGAAATTATGGGTAAATTAAGTTCAATGAGTCCTGAGGACTCACTACCAAGTTGGTGGACTAATAAACTTGCGATTGCATCAAATAGTATGAATAAGATGAGAGATTATATTTTAAATCCAATACAAGAAAATGTAATACAAGAAGCGCCTGGTGATTTAGAAGACATGAAAAAAGTGGTTGATGAATTAAAAAAAGCATCACAAATGCACTTAGGCCAATCAAAAAGAGTTCAAGCACACATCGGTATGATGGAAAAAGGAGAATAACATGGGCCATTACTTAAAATCAAAACCTGGTAGTATAGAAGAGGCGGTTTCGTCTGTTCAAAGTCGACCATTTATTGAAGACAAAGAAGCATATCAGAAGTTTTTTAATGCAGCTTTAAAGAAGTTTAAAATTAAATCACCTGGTGAATTAAAGTCTGATGAAGAAAAGAAAAAGTTCTTTAATTACATTGATAAAAACTATAAATCAGATGCAGAAAAGAAAGAGTCAAAAGAGTCAAAGACTTTAACTGGAAAGAAAATGTCTGAAATAGAAACAAACAAACTTCAAACTAAAGAATCTTTAGTGCCTTCAATGAGAAAAGCATTACTTAAAATTTGGGAAGATGAAGTTAAACTTGATGAAAAAATTGAGTATGTAGAATATAAGTTTAAAAATAGAAGTGATGCAATGAAAGCACAAAAACATTTTATGAAACAGAATCAAGGGCCTGATTACGAATTTATGGACGATGATATAAACAATGGTACTTTAGGAGTTGATGCTGGTAAAGACGATATGACTAAACACCATAATGAAGTTATGAGAAAATTCAGACCTAAAATTGTTGCAAAAGAAGGTGTTGAAATTAATGAAAAAAAGTATAAAGTAAATGGAAAAGTTGAATACAAGGGTGTTAGATATATGGATGATTTTCAGGTTGTTGTAGATGCATCTAGTCCAGAAGATGCTGAATCTAAAGCATTTAATGCCTTGGACGCTTCAAGAAAAGCAAAAAAAATAGGTCCTGGTGGCGGTGGTTCTGTTGATAGTATTCACTCAGTAACAATGGATGCTACTGGTGATAAAGTAGATAAGGTGCCGTCTAAATTAACTTTTTAATACTTGACAAGTAGAGTAAGTATGATATAATGTAAATATAATAGAGAGAGGCAAAGTGAAAAATTTATATAATATATACGATTCTACAAAAATAATAGAACAGAATTTACCAACAATATTCTGTGACATGGACCAAGTATTAGTAAACTTTTTAAAGGGTTCAGAAGCAGTTTTAGGTAAACCTTTTAATGAGATTGATAAAGACAAAAGATGGCCAAAGATTGGTCAAAAGAAAGACTTTTGGGAAACTTTAGAATGGATGCCTGGTGGTAAAAGATTATGGAGTTTCGTGAACAAATACGATGCACATATATTATCTGCATATTCTAGTCAAGATAGTAATAGTATACCAGGTAAAACTAAATGGTTGAGAAGAAACGCTAAACTAACTCAGAAGAGTAGAATACATTTAGTTCAGCGTGCTGACAAACAAAAATTTGCAATGATAAACAATAAACCTAATGTTTTGATTGATGATTATGCTAAAAACATTAAAGAGTGGGAATCGAAAGGTGGAATCGGAATTGTACATACAAATACTGGTTCAACGCTGAGTAGTCTAAAGAAGTTAGGTTATAAATAATAGTAGATAAATACTATAAAGGAGAAAAACTATGGGTTTATGGGGAAATAGTACCACCGCTGAAAGCAGACCTAAGTTTCTTAAAGAAGATTCAAATGCAGTTGGAGCTGGAGGAGCAAGAGAAAATGCTATTGCAGTAAAGGCTGGTTGGGCACTTCAATCAGGAACTGCTGCTAGTGGAAATGATAACACTGCTGCTACACCAGAAGTATTGGTGTGTATTGGTGGATTATCAGACACTTTTACAAATGCAAGTGCATTATCAGTTGATTTTGCTGCTGGTGCTGTAGCAGACGCTGCTGATTTTGATATTACTGTAACTTTTGATGAAGCTGTTACTGTAACATCCGCAGCTGCAACAGCTAATAATACAATTACAAACAAAGCATACCTATTCTTAGATATGGTTGGCGGAACAGATATGGCATCTGATGATAATATCATGTGTCAATATCATTCAGGTTCTGGAACAAACCAACTTACATTTAGAGGTCGTGCTGCCACAAATGACAATGGTTTCATTGCATTAGGTAATAAGTTAATAAACTTTGATGGAACTTCTGCTGCCGTTGATGGTGATAACCATTCTATTCTTAACTTTAGATTAAATGGCACAGACTCTGATGGTACAGATGCAAATGATAGAATCATTCTAAATGCAACTGCAGCTATCACTGCAAAGACAAATGGAACACTTACTGGTGCTGGTGATGCAACATCAACTTTAGTTGTAGATAACAATTCTGGAACTATTGCAACAAATCAAGTTGTTCTTTTATCAACTGGCGCTAATCCGACATTTGAAGCAAATGTAAGAGATGGTTCTGACCAAACTGAATTTACTCAAGTAACTGTTACTGCTGTTGCAAGTCAAAATAGTGTTACAGTTGCACCAGGTATTACAGTTGGAAACAATGTTGATTTAATATTCGCACCTGATGGTAACGATGGTTTAACAGACGAGGCGATTGATTTAGAAATTGCTGGTGTTAACCCTGGAGTAGATAATGGTTCTGACCTTTTCACTTTAGCTAAAACAGGTGAAGATGACAATGATAATATTCTATTAGAATCTAGTTCATCTTCTGGTGGTTTTGACGGTGATACAGATGGTAGAATCGTACTTAATGCATCTGATGGTAGTTCTTCTGATGAACTAGGTGGTATTCAGTTACAAGACTTTAATTCTTCAAGAGCTGGATATACACAAGCAGGTACATCTTCAGGAAGTGCTACTGTATTGACTGGAGTAACTACTACATAATATAATTAAGGAGTGATTATGTCTTTAGAAATTGATAAGATTGAAATGAGAAAAAAAGAATTACAAGTTGAGCTTTCAAAAATTGAAACTCAACTCGTAGAGGTACTTAGCAATGTGGAACTCGTAAAACAAAGAAAGTTTTCCATACTAGGTGCCATAACCCTTTGTGATGAATTTATAGTGAAGAATGATTCCGATAATAACGGAAGTAGCATTCCCCAGAAGATTGCTGGGGTTTAGACCATAAGGAGATTAATATGGCTGATAAAAAAATCACGGCACTGACAGACCTTTCAACAGGTATTGCAGCTGTCGACCTATTACATGTTGTTGATGACCCAACAGGTACACCGATTAATAAAAAGATTGCTGTATCAAATGTATTCAACTACATTCCAACTTTTATTGCAACTAACTCAACTGAAGCTTTAGCCTCAACTGATACTGCATTGTCTGTAAACACTGCATTTTCAACGGTTAACTCTTCAGGCGGCGCTACTGGTTTATCTTTAGCTGCTGGTAAAACTGGACAAATCAAGACTGTAATGTGTACTACTGCTGGTAACAACATCACTATTACACCTGCTGCTACTCTTGGTTCTGGTCAGACTGTTGTACTTGATGCTGTTGGTGAAACAGTAACACTTATGTACACAGGTACTGCTTGGGCTGCAATCGCAACTTCATCTTACGCTACAAACATTGCTACTGTAATTCAGTAATAATGTCTGATTTGAGAATGAAGGGTAAAGAGATGGGTGACCATCTTGATACCATGCTCAAAAAATATAAGAGAGGTGAGAAAATTGGTTTCACCGCTCTTGCAAGGCTAAAAGCACGAGGTTTGATTCCTCGTGCTGATGGCTCAACAAAAAAAGGCAAATTAGGAAAATCATAATGAAAAATTTTAAAAGTTTTTTAAATGAACAACACCCTGCAAATAATTTCTCAAAGCATGCTTCTGACTTTGATTTAATAGATATTGCAGATGATACGGTTGTTCGTAGATTAAATTCCTTTCTTGGCACTGTTACAAATATGGACTCTTTGATACCAGAACAATGTGTAGAGGTTTTGAGAAGAAGACTTGCAAATTTAGGTATACAGTTTCCAATGGCAGGTGCAGAAAGTTTTAACGAAGATTCAGGCGAAATAGTTTTACCACTAACTCAATATGGTGGTAGATTTGGTAAAGACATTGACACTCCACATAATGAATTTATTAATGATGATGGAATATCACATAAAGTTGAAGGTGGTCGTAAGATTACTTTTAAATATAATAAAGAAGAAAATGGAAAGTTCAAAGTATTTGCTGCTATAAGTTAGTAAGTATGTTTAAAGAAATAAGACCTGATAATGTTGTAATGTATGCAATGAAACATTATAATAATCCTCAAGGGGATAGTGAAAAAGAATTTCTTGATGATATGAAAAGATTCAAATATATTAAAAGATTATTAAGAAAATATCAGGACTCAAAAGAATTAAGAGAACGATTGATAATAAATCATATTATTGTTTTGAATAATGTTTTTGGACCTGAAGCAAGTTCAACACTTTTATTATACAAGATTGAAAGAGAATTATGGACATATTTGAAACCTTTTATGGAAGTGTTAAACATTTTACCTGAAGGTGAATTACAAGAAATAGATAATGATGAGTATATAAAAGAAAAGTTAAAGGTACTATAATGGGAAGAGCGATTGATTTATTTGTTACTTATAGATTTATTAAATTATTAGTAACACCTTTCGATAAGACAGAAGCATTTAAATTAGGTATTATTGACGAAAAGGGTAAAAGAAGTAAAATACCTGGAACTAATAAAGCCACATCTCTTGCTACTATCAAAGAAAAGAATGCGTACACCGTACTTCACAAATTAGTATTCAACATAAAAAAGATTTTTGAAAAAGTTCCTGGTTTAAGAACAAAACTAGGTACTTATGCTGCTGCTCTATTTTTACTAAAAGATACATTTAGAGAGTCAGTTGACCCTAAGATGTTTGAAAGAGAATTTTTAAATTATATAAAAGAAAACAATATTGAAATAGACGATACAATAAGTGAAGAAGTAGAATTAGAAGGTGAATTATTACCAAAAGGTGAATACGAATTAGTAAACGATATTGTATTTGATGAAGAAGATGAAAACGCTTTACCTGCTGTGGCAGGTGATAAACTAGAAACTTTTGAGGATACTGCACCCATTGATACAGTTTTAGGTGTACCAGTTTTTCCAATTATACATATAGAAACAAGACAAAAGATTTTTGTTAGTTTAGATGATATTAAAAAAGTTTCATTAGAAGACGCATTAGGAGAACTTTAATGGTCAAGAAATTTACAGAAGTGAGCCCATACACAGGTCGTGATATAGATGAGGCGCCGACTAATACAACAGGACCTTCTGTTGCTGGAACAGGCGATGATTCTTCAGTAGTCGTTGTTAGAAAGAAAAAGAAAAAAGACCTTTTATATGATGGGAGAACAAGACACGCAAGAAGATTTATAGAACGAATCTTAAAGATGAGAGAAAAAAGAAAAGTTTCAGAAAGTAAGATGAGTGATTTACATGCAATGATAGCTGATGGTTCCTCTGCACAAGAAATTTCAAAAGAACTTAAAATACCTCTTAAAACTGTTAAAGAATTAATGAAAGGGTTCAGAGAAGAAGTTGAACTTGAAGAGGTACTAAAACCAAAAGATAAAAAAGTTGTAGATGCATTTTATGATGGTAAATCTATGAAAGGTGATACATTATCTACCGATGGTAAAAAACTAGAAAAAAGTGGTTTAGGTGCTCAGACTATTGCAACTTCATCTGGTGGCAAATTTAAGGTTGTTGCAAAAATGGATAGTAAACATACTCAATCAACAGTTGCTTATATGAAAAAATCATTTCCTAAAAAAACTCTTTCTGGAGCAGTTTTAGATTATCCAGCGAAATATCATAATGTAAAAGAAGTTGAACTTGATGAAAAGGAAAGGTCATATACAGTAGTTCATATCAAAAAGGGTAAAGAAGTTGTCAAAGCAAAAACTTCATATGATGCCGCCAAAAAGTTTGCAAAGATGAAAGGACTTAAAAATACATCTGGAGTTGATGCTCACCTTATGGAAGAAGTTGAACTTAATGAACAACCAGAACATGAAATCACAGTAGGTGATTATACGACTTCTCATTTTTATATGTGTGGTTCTGCACAAAAACTTATGAAGGCAAATAAAGATAAAGTTGGTGCAATAGAACTTACAAGATTACAAGATGAATTTTATAAACTTGAAAAAGATGTTATGGATGCTGGTGAAGCTTCAGAGTTGCAAAAACAACAAGCAAGAAAAAAATATAATCAGATTATGAATCAAGCTGCAGAAATCGGACTTGCAGATGATATGTCTGGTTATATGAATCAACATCTTGATTCTGTATTGAAAGGTGACCCAAAACCTGGGTTTGGTAGAACTGATGAGTCATTTGAAATAGATGAAGGTCTTATGGCTACTGGGCTTTTCTCTGATAATCCAAGAGAAATAAACAAAGCAGGATTTGATTTAACTAAATTTATGAAAAAAAGACCACCTGCAAATATAAATGGTATGAAAAAGTTTTCTGACTTTGTACAAAAATATATTTCCGAAGATAGAATGGGTGATAGATTAGACATGATGGCAGGTAGAATGGACGACACTAAAAAGTTTGACCATAAAATGTTTTTAAAACTTGACCCTAGAGGTGTTGTTTTAGACACACTAATACAGTACGATAGAAATTTAGGTGCTTTATTAATGGCAAGAACTTTAATTGATTATGGTGTTCAAGTAGTTCAAATTAATATGGACAAAGCACAACAAGGTATGTATAGTGTTAATGTTGGAAGAGCAAGTAGAAAAAGTATTCAAAGTGGAATTGATGGTATATATGGCACAATGGCATACAAAGGTATTAACTATGCACCTAAAACAGAGGTAAAAGAAATGAACTTTACAAAAGGCGTATTAAAACAATCTAACGAATTTGCAAGAGAATATGAGCTTGTTGAAAACAATTTGAAAGTTTTACAAAATATTGTTAAAAATAAACAAAATATGAAAATGAAGTTTAAAGATAGACAAGCAAAAGTTGATTTATTTACTGCTTCTGCAATCATGAATGTATATAATGCAGTTAGACCAGATAATAAAAAGAAACTGGAAAAACTTATGAATGGTAAAATTGCAGATTTTTTGAAGCTACAAGCGTTTGCAATGAAACAGATAAAGTAATGATAATGTTCGGTAATTCATATCACAAAGTCTGTCAAAATTGTGGCAGAGCACACTCTGGTAGAATTACCGAACAATTTAGAGATGGTGATGGTAAAATTATTGAAATAGTGGTATGTACAGAGGCAAGATATAATGACTAAAACATTTAAGAATTTAGTAAAAGAATTAGGTGGTGCATATAGTTATGCATATATGGACCAACACCCTGTTGCTGATTTAAATGCAGCTAAAAAGAAGAAGAAAAAAGAAAAAGTTGGTGAAAAATATGACAGTAATAAGTTTTTTGGTGGAAAAGGAACACCAAAACAAAGAACACAACTTCTTAAACTTCAAAATAAAGCATTAAGAGCTTTTCCAAGTTCACCTGAACAAAAAGCAGTTAGAAAAGAAATAGATGCATTAAGAAAAAAAATGGGAATGAAAGTTAAAGAAGGATTTGCTTCAGATGCCCAAAGAAAAGCAGCATTTGCAAGTGGTTACAAAGCAAAAGGTAAAAAGAAAAAATGATATTTGGTTATGCAAAAATGGCAATCACTATAATTATGGTTATTGGTATTGGGGGTGCAGTTGCATATGTTTATAAACTTCGTGCAGATAATGCTGTTCTTAAAGCAAATAATGTGTTGTTAGAACAGAGTGTAGAATCACAAAAAGAAGTGATAGAACAACAAAAACAAGATTTTAAAACTATTATAGAAACGAATCAAAAACTTACAACATTGTCAAATAACCTTCAAAAAGAATTAAACGATTTAGACAATAGATTTAATAAGGGTGGTAGAGATTTTGGTAAGACTGCTATTGCTAAAGATAAAGCAATAGAAAGAATAATTAACAAAGCAAGTGCAATGGCACTTAGATGTGTAGAAATATCATCTGGTGCACCATTAACAGAGAAAGAAATAAATGCTACAAAGAAAAGTGAAATCAATAGGGAATGTCCTTCTATCGCTAATCCTAATTATATTCCTTACTAGCTGTTCTAGTATTAAGAAGTTAGAAATCTTTAAAACAGAGATTGAAAGAGAACCTCTTAATTTACAAGAACCTATTTTACCTAAATTAGAACCCATTAAATGGATTGTTATCACATCAAACAATGCAGAAGAGGTATTTAAGAAATTAGAAGAACAAGGTATAGACCCGGTTCTGTTTGGTCTTTCAGATAATGATTATCAACTCATTGCAAAAAACTTTGCACAAATAAGACATAATCTTAAAAAGAAATCTGAGATTATAAAGTCTTATAAAGAATACTATGAACCAGAGGAAAAGAAATAATGGAAATGATATTATCACTTGCAGAACAATTTTGGCAATGGACAGTTGTTATTGCACTAATAATCATTGGTTGGATAATAAACATTGTAGACAGAAAACAAATCAATAAATGGAGAGTCAATTTTAAGTATGACGAATATCCACACATGAAACCAATACGAATACCAACTAAAAGTAAAGGATTTTGGGGTGCAATATTTATGTGGATAACAGGCAGAAGACATTGGGAGATATCAAAAGACTTTGTTTACGAAATTCATGGTACTAAATATGTAATACCAAAAGGATTCAAATTTGATGGTGCAAGTGTACCTAAGTTTTTAGCAACTTTTTTATCACCAGTTGGTGTTTTATTACTAGGTGGACTAATTCATGATTATGCATATAAATATGCAGCTCTGAAACCTGCTTTGAAAAAAGATGATTTATTGATAGTTGACCAAAAGAAAGCAGATAAAATATTTCGTGATATAAACATAGAAATAAATGGTTTCTATTTTCTAAACTATCTTGCATATTGGGCACTAAGACTTGGTGGTTGGTTTGCATGGAGTGGTCATAGAAAAAGAAATGCACAAATAGGAGATTAAAATGTTTGATAAAATAAAAGATTGGGCTGTCGAAAGATGGGAAGAAAGAACAACTTGGGACGGAGCTGTACTAATTGTCGTTGGTTGTTTAGTATTATTTTTTGGTAGTTTAGTTAAATGGGCTGCTATTGCTGCCATTGTGTATGGTATCTGGACTTTAGTAAAACCAGAGTGGTAGTCAAAATTTAGACAGTCAAATAATAGTGTCTGTCATATTATTGACCTTATATAAATAGTATAAAGGGAAAGATATATGGCAGATAATAAATACGAAATAGAGTTAGAACTTCTCAAAAAAGAAGTTCAAGACATGAAAAAAATTCATGTTAAATTAGATACAGCTATTGAGAAACTAACTGATGTTTCAAATTGTGTTTATCGTATGCTCTCAGTTCATGAAGAAAAAATTACTAGACAAGAAGAAGACATTGTAGCAAATGAAAAAGAAATAAAAGAACAAATTTTAGATTTACACTCTAGAATTAATACCTCTTACAAAGAATTAAGAAATATCATTAGCACTCATGAAAAAGAAGAAGAAAAAAGATTTGATGAGTTGAAAGACCAAATTTCAAACAGGATAGGTATCTTAGAAAAATGGCGTTGGATTATTATGGGTGGCTCTATTGTAGCAGGTTTTATTTTACACAAATTAATTACTTTTCCAATTTAATTACCATTGACAAATACAGGCATAGGGTATATACTTAGCCTATGACTACTTTTATTGATGTAAAGTATATTGGTTTAGTTTCATCAAAATTAAATCAATTTAAGAAAAAATCAGATAATTTATATAACTTCAGATGTCCTTATTGTGGTGATTCAAAGACTTCACATACGAAAGCTAGAGGGTATTTAATTTTAAATAAAACTTTTTTTGTTTATAAATGCCACAACTGTGAAAAATCTACTGATTTCTCTAACTTATTGAAAACACTAGATAAAAATTTATATGATGAATATACTTTTGAAGTTTATAAAAATAAGAATGTATATATAAAAGGCGAAGACAAAATTCCTGTCTTCAAAAAACCAGTTTTTCACAAAGGAGATTCCTCACTTAAAAAACTTAAAACAATATCACAACTTGAAAGTTATCACCCTGCTAAGAAAATAATAGATAAACGAAAGATTCCTAGTCAGTTTCACTACAAGTTGTATTTTGCACCAAAGTTTTTTAATTGGGTCAATGAAATCATACCAAATAAATTTTCATCAATATTAAAAGACCACCCTAGATTAGTGATACCTTTTTTTGATGAAAGAAAAAAGATGTATGCATTTCAAGGAAGGGCTTTTGGTAAAGAAGAACCAAAGTATTTTACAATCTGTCTTAATGACGATAGAAAGATTTATGGGTTAGACAAAGTTAATTGGAATAAAACAGTTTATGTTGTTGAAGGTCCGATTGATAGTTTGTTCATAGATAATTGTATTGCCACTGCAAATTCAGATTTGAGAATAGAAGAGAGAAAAGAAAATATCGTATTAGTACCAGACAATCAACCAAGAAATTTAGAAATAGTAAAAAGAATTAAAACTTTCATTGATGAAGATTATTCTGTATGTCTATGGCCAGAAACTATGATAGACAAAGACATCAATGATATGGTTTTATCTGGCGTAAAAGATATTAAAAGAATTATAAACGAAAACACTTTTAGAGGCCTAGAGGCAAAAGTGCGATTTAAAAATTGGAGGAAAATAAATGCTAAATAATCACTTACCCACGAAATATCAAGAATTTATACATCTATCTAGATACTCTAGATGGTTACCAAAAGAGGGCAGAAGAGAAACCTGGGGAGAAACAGTAGAAAGATACTTTGATTTTTTCGAGAAGCATTTAAAAGATACCTGTAAATTTACTTTACCAAAAGATATGAGAGATAAACTAGAAATCGCAGTTCTAGAATTAAATATTATGCCGTCAATGCGATGTTTAATGACTGCTGGAGAGGCGCTGAGAAGGGAAAATATTGCAGGTTATAATTGTAGTTATATTGCCGTAGATAAACCACAAGCGTTTGATGAAATACTATATGTGTTAATGAATGGCACAGGAGTTGGTTTTTCAGTAGAAAGACAATTTGTTTCTGCTCTTCCAACAATCGCTGAAGAATTTCATATGAGTGATACTACAATCATTGTACAAGATAGTAAAATGGGTTGGGCAAAAGCATTTAAAGAATTAGTTGCAATGTTATATCATGGTCAAATCCCTAGGTGGGATTTATCTAAAGTTAGACCAGCAGGTGCACCATTAAAAACATTTGGTGGTAGAGCATCTGGCCCAGCACCATTAGAAAGATTATTTGAATTTACAAAAGATATTTTTATAAGTGCTGCTGGAAGAAAATTAAGTTCTTTAGAATGTCATGATATTGTTTGTAAAACAGCAGAGATTGTAGTTGTAGGTGGCGTAAGAAGAAGTGCATTGATTAGTCTTTCAAATCTATCTGATGATAGAATGAGAATTGCAAAAAGTGGTCAATGGTGGAATGACAATGGTCAGAGAGCACTTGCTAATAATAGTGCAGCTTATACAGAAAAACCAGACATAGGAATATTCATGGACGAATGGAAAGCACTCTATGATTCTAAATCTGGAGAAAGAGGTATATTCAATCGAGAATCAGCAAAAAGAATTGCAGAGAAAAATGGCAGAAGAAATGCAGACTATGATTTTGGAACTAACCCTTGTTCGGAAATAATTCTACGAAGCAGAGAATTTTGTAATCTTTCGGAGGTTGTTGTCAGACCAGAAGATACAGAAGACACTTTATTAAGCAAAGTTCAATTAGCAACTATACTTGGAACAATTCAATCTACTTTAGTCAATTTTAAATATGTTACAAAAGAATGGAAAAAGAATTGTAGTGAAGAAAGATTGTTAGGTGTATCTCTTACAGGTATCATGGATAATAAATGGACTGCTGGTAAATTACCTGGTTTACATACACTACTACAAAATCTTAGAAAAATGAGTATTGATACAAATAAAGAATGGGCAGAAAAGTTAGGTATAAATCAATCTGTTGCTATTACCTGTGTTAAGCCATCTGGTACTGTATCACAACTTGTAGATAGTGCAAGTGGTATTCATGCAAGACACAATCCTTATTATGTTAGAACAGTAAGAGGTGATAAAAAAGACCCATTAACTAAAATGATGATTGATATAGGATTTCCTGCTGAAGATGATGTTATGAAACCTAATGATACAACTGTGTTTTCTTTTCCAATTAAGTGTGATGAAAATGCTGTGTTTAGACAAGATATGAATGCTGTACAACAATTAGAATTATGGAAGACATATCAAGAACATTGGTGTGAACATAAACCATCAGTTACTATATCTGTTAAAGAAGAAGAATGGTTAAAAGTAGGTTCTTGGGTTTATGAAAATTTTGATTTAATGAGTGGTGTATCATTCTTACCATATAGTGAACATACATATAAACAGGCACCTTATCAAGATTGTAATGTTGATGAATACGAAGAACTAAAGAAAAAAATGCCTACTGAAGTTGATTGGTCAAAATTATCAGACTACGAAAATTCAGACCAAACAGTGGGTTCACAGGAGTTAGCTTGTGTTGCTGGTAATTGTGAGATTCAATAATGAAAAAAGTCATATTCTGTGACTCGTGTGAAGGTGAATGTAAAGTATCACATAGTATGGACAATGAACATTATCCCTTAAAATATTGTCCATTCTGTGGTGAAAAACTTGATGATGAATATCAAGATGATGTTGAGGATTATGAAGAATGAAAACAAGTTCAGCAAAAGCAAAAGGTAGAAAACTACAACAATGGTTTCGTGATGTATTAATTGAAGAATTAAAAATTCATGAAGAAGATATTGAATCTAGAAGTATGGGTGCAGGTGGTGAAGATTTAATCATGGCCAGAGCTGCTAGAGAAAAGTTTCCATATTCTATTGAATGTAAGAATCAAGAAAAAGTAAATGTATGGGAAGCATACAAACAATCAACAGAGAATTGTGGTAAATATGAACCGATTGTTGTTATCAAAAAAAATAATGTAAAACCACTCGTTTTATTAGATGCAGAGGCGTTTGTAAAACTTCATAATAGTTTACCAAAAGAATATACGATAGACGAACTGTTGAAAGATTGACTGTCAAATAATAGTGTATGTCAAATAGTTGACCATCTATAAATAATATAGAGAGGAAAAAACTATGGAATCAATAGATATATTAGATATTATTAATACATTATGGCCTATAGCTTTAGGATTTGTTGGTTTAGTTATTGTATTAGCTAAAATGCATACCTCAATAGAAGTCCTTCAGGAAAAAGTAAAAGCACTCTTTGACCTCCATAATAAAAAATAATTTTAAAATAGGGTTGACTTGTTCTCAAAACAGTGTTATTATAGTATTATAACAATGAGAGAGAAAGGCAATATTATGAAAAAAAAAGATATATTTAATAGTCTAAAATTTGCAAAACGAATGAATGAATTTGTAGAGTATGTTTATGATTTTTATGGTAAAAATGGTATCTATGATATGGGTGCAACTAGAGATAATATCACTACTGCAACTATTGACTATATTTCAAGTGAAGATTCTTTGCCATTTTATGGTGATAGTCTTGATAGAGAAAGAGTAAGAGATATTCTTACAAGTAAGTTTAATTTAAAGGAGTTATATAATGACATATAGAGAAACAATGAAAGATTTATTTAATAAACATAATGCAATGATGGCTGGTCAATATCCAGACGGAGACTATTTAACAGAGTTTAAAAGTATTTGTGATTTTTACTGTTTAGACTCACTTACAGAATGGGAAATTCTTGAAGATAGTATCTAATATGCTGTTGACAAATACTAAAGTTGTGATATACTTTAATAGTAATAATAATAATTAAATCAATGAGGTAAATAATGATTTGGTGCTTTAACGAACATAGAGATATTCCATTAGATATTAGACTATTTCTAGAGAATGCTTCTGGTGAACCTTTAAAAAAACTTTCAATAGAAGATATTAATAGTTTCTTAACAGACTATGATGATTTTAATAATAATGTTTTAGGAAAGGATTATATACAAGATGATGTACAAAGGTCATAAAAGAAATAGAAATAAGTTTCAAGAACAAAAAACTAAGGGTTCTGCGGTGATTGTTCAAAATAATAATGTTGATAAAGCATTAAGAAAACTTAAAAAGAAATTACAAAAAGAAAACTTTTTCAATGAATTAAGAAGTAGAGAGTTTTTTGAAACAAGAAGTGAAAAGAAAAGAAAAGAGAAAGCAGCGAGTACAAGAAGATGTATAAGAAAAGCAGAAAAATTAAAAGAGTCGATGGTCTAAAATGGACAGCATGTTTTATATTAATAGTAGAGTTAATGTTGACTTCATATAACATCTATCCTCTTAACTTATATTTCATGGTTATAGGGACTTTTTTATGGATTATGGTCGCTTTCTTATGGAAAGAGACCTCATTAATGATACTAAATATAATTGCTTGTTTGATTGGATTATCAGGAATAGTAAATTCGTGGGTATAAATATGAATATGGATAAGAAAAGTAAAAATATCATTCCGTTTCCTAAAAAGTTTAAGGGTAAAAGAGAAGTTAAGATACCTGATTACGATGTTATGGAATTAAATGAAGATATGGCTTTTGCAGATAATCTTACAGAAGGATTGATAGTGCAAGTTGTTCATATGATGAGTGAAAATGGTGTTAAGGTTACCTCTAAACCGTTTATTTCAGATTTAGCATTTATCATAGAATCTATTAAATCTAGTCTTTATAGAGATTTAGATATAGAACATGATATGCAGGATTTAATGGACGAGTTCATGACCACTGAAACTGATGAGAAGACTAAAAAAGTAAATACTACTTTTAACATGGAATTGATACCAGAATTTTTAAAAAAAGTAAAAGAGATAAAAAAAGATAAATGATTTTAGTTGATATGAATCAAGTTATGATTAGTAACTTGATGATACATTTGAATAGTAATGAGTTAAATGAAGATATGGTTAGACATATGGTTCTTAATTCACTACGCTCATATAAAACAAAGTTTGGTGACAACTATGGTGAATTAGTTCTTTGTTACGATGACAAACATTATTGGAGAAAAGAGTATTTTCCTAATTACAAAGCAAATCGTAAAAAAGATAGAAGTGCATCTAAGTTAGATTGGAATGAATTATTTGAAACTCTAAACAAAATTCGTGATGAGATTAAAGAAGTTTTCCCTTACAAAGTTTTACAGGTGGCAGGTGCAGAAGCTGATGATATTATAGCAACGATTGTAAAAGTAATATCAGAAACCCCTAAATTATTTGAAAATGTTTTAATCATGTCAGGAGATAAAGATTTCATACAATTACAGAAACATTCATTTGTAAAACAATATTCACCCACATTAAAAAAATATGTAAATGGTGTTGACCCAAATCAATATCGTATTGAACATATATTTAAAGGTGATAGAGGTGACGGCATACCAAATATTCTGTCTAGTGATA